CTGCAAAGGAGAGTTAAATGGCAACACCATCTGAACAATTCCAAGGCGATATGTCTCGTAATGAAGTAGAGATTGACCTTAATAAGTTTATGGCTATGGTTCAAGAAATTGGCGAGTTAAAAACTAAAATAATGGAAATGGAAAACGAAAGAGAGCCAGACAACCCATGGCAGAAATGGATTTGGTTATCCAATATGGTAGATTCTTGGAGAATTTTCCCAAGACTTTTCCTTAGTGTCTATATTTATTTGTTGTACTATTGTACAATGTGGTTTATGGCTTTAGAAGCCCCAACAATGGAACAGTCTGGTTTAATCAGTATTGTGGTTGGTGCAGGTGCAGCATGGTTTGGACTATACGCTGGAACAGCTAAGGATAAGATAAACTCAAAATAGTTCTTGACTTCATCTCATAATTTTAGTATAATATAAGTTATGAAAAAGTTTAAAGACATTAAAAAAATTAAGCCATCAAAGAAGAAAGAAAAAGTCTGTTATTACTGTAAGACTACAGAAAATGCAGATGGTCTTTGTGGCATATATAAGTGTTGGAAGTAACATATGAACTTATTTTACTTAGACGAGGATCTCGATAAGGCAGCACAGTATCATGTTGACAAGCATATTGTTAAGATGCCACTGGAAGCTGCCCAGATTCTTTGTACAACAATTTATATTGATAAGTTTCTAGGGTATGTTCCTCGTGCGTTAAATGCAGACGAACGAGAAGTTCTGAACAAAGTAAAAGCTGAAATTAAGCATTTACCATTGGAGGAACGACCCTTCCCCTACCTTCCGATGATGTACAATCATCCCTGCACAATCTGGGCAAGGGAGTCATTGGATAACCATGAATGGGTTCATTGTTATGCCAATGCATTAAATGATGAATACCATTATCGTTATGGTAAACTACACAAATCTATTGAACAAGTAGTAAATAAATTACCAGAACCCACACATCTTAAGAGAGTAGGATTTACTAAGTTCGGATTGGCAATGCCAGAAGATCTTAGAGATTACGATAATCCGATACAAAGTTATCGAGATTATTACCATTTAGATAAGGCAACCTTCGCAGCTTGGTCTCACAGAGACAAACCACATTGGTGGAATGAAGATTATGCCGATTACGAAAAAAGGATAACAGCACAGTGAACAATAAATTTAACGAAGAAGTAGCATTAAATATGCTAAAAAACCATATTCTGAGTACCTATCAAGCACATTATAGTAGTGGTAAAATTCAATCAACTGAATTCATTTTTGATTCAGGTCATGGAGAAGGATTTTGTTTGGGAAATATCATAAAATATGCTCAACGATATGGTAAAAAAGAGGGAAAAAACACTGATGATTTGTTAAAAATTTTACACTACGCAGTAATGCTATTAGGAAAAGAGGTAGAAGATGGCAGTTAGAAAGAAAAGAGAAGAAAAACTCTCAGAATCAAATATTAACAAAGTAATAGAATTACTCGCTGCAGAAAAACCTATTACTAAGAAAGAGGCGTGTGAGATATTACATATTGCATACAATACAACTCGTCTCAACAAGATCATATTAGATCATCAAGAAACATTAGAATTTCGTGCTAGAAGAAAAGCACAAAACAAAGGCAAGGGCGTTACAGAAGCAGAGAAAGTTTCAATCGTAAAACATTATGTAGATGGAAACAATATATCTGACATTGCAAAGGCATTATATCGTTCCCCTGCTTTTATTAAAGCCGTTATTGAACGGCTGGGAGTACCACAGAAACTTCCAGACACAGATTACAAAGGTATTCGAGAAGCAATGATTCCCGAGCCTTGTGTATCAGATGAATTTGAACCAAATGAAAGAGTTTGGTCAGCACGAGGTAATTGTATTGCTGTAGTGCAAAAAGAAATTAAAAGTAATCAAACAAATTACGAAGAAAAATATGGTAGTAAAATGTATCATATTTGGGAAATTGAAATGGCAGAGTGTGAATCGCCATACTTCGGATTAGTACGCAACGCAGGACATAATGCTTCTCGACTTGCATACGATCTTGGAAGTTTAAGACACTTACAGGAATATTTATGACAACATTACAGATAATACTTTGTTTTTGGCTAGCAGGTTCTTTGCTTGCTATGTGGAAAATATGGAAACCTTCATATTCAGTAATTTCAAAAATAGATGAGCATAACATATTAGTAACAAGACCAGTATTATCTACAGTAGTAGTATTCGTTATATTCACAATATTTTTACCATTTATGGTACTACCTTTATTAATACCTAACAAACTAGAAGAATTTGTATTTGGTTTTATTAAGGGAGCAAAGAGAATTAAGTAATGGCATACAGTAAGGAAGTAACAGACAGATTTGAAGGAGTATTAAATAGTCCTAAACAATATTCAGTTGGAAAATACGATCCAAAAGATCCTCGAGTAGCAACAGGAATAACTGGTGCACCATCATGTGGGGATGTAATGAAGTTACAACTAAAAATAAATCCTGACGATAATCGTATACTAGGTGTTAAGTTCAAAACATATGGGTGTGGGAGTGCAATCGCCTCATCTTCTATGTTTGTAGATATGCTACAGGGCGTAACAATAGAAGAAGCCAGACAAATTAAAGACAAAGATATTGCAAAAGCGTTGGACTTACCACCAATTAAATTACATTGTAGCGTACTAGCAGAGGAAGCAATTCATGCAGCGCTTAAAGACTGGGAGAACAAACAAAAATGATAGAATTTATTTTCACATTACCTACAACTATTGGACATTTCTTATTTAACTTCGCAATTTGGGGAGCAGGAATATATTATGGAGTAGAGTGGGTAATAGACACATTAAAAGATCGAGGTTTCTTATGAGTTATTTATTACAGGCACTTATTGCTAAGTTAAAAGGCGAAGTAGAAGTAGCAAAAGCAAATGTTATGGTGTATACCAGAAACTCAACAGGTATTGGAGAACATCCAGAGATTGTAGAGGCTATTGAGACACAGATAGAAAAAATCGCAAATGCTGAAGAAAAGATTGCAACCATAGAAAAGCATTTTTCAAGATAGGAAATCCCTATAGATAACGAAAAATACTTCTTGACAGATGGTTTCAATTTCGATATAATATAGTTATATTTAATAAAGGACATACATGAGTGATAGATTTTATATGCAACAGTACGACCGAACAGGTTGGAAGCCCATATGGAACAACACATGGATCCAAAACAAAACAAGGAGAAAAAACATGGCTTGGACAGATGAATCTAAAGCACAAGCAGTCGAAATGTATCAGGAACAAGAACCTACACCTGAAACTTCAATGGAGATTGTAAAAGACATCGCAGACGAACTTGGTGAATCACCAAATGGAGTTCGTATGATATTGACCAAAGCAGGCGTATATGTAAGAAAAACTCCAGCAGCTAAATCCTCAGGTGGATCTACTGGTGGCGGACGAGTATCAGTAGCTGATGCTCAAGCAAGTCTTACTTCTGCCCTGTCAGACGCAGGTCAAGAAGTTGATGCTCAAATTATCAGTAAATTAACTGGTAAAGCAGCAGTATACTTCAAAGGTGTCGTAGAAGCGTTAAATAGTTAAAAAATAGTTTAGCCGAGGCAGTACTTACTGCCTTGGTTTTTTGCATCCTATAAAAGAGACCTCTGCAATTTAGCAACACAAAAGAGTTTTTGTTAGATTAAATTGGAGGAATCAATGAAAAAAGAGGAGCTTAAAGCTAAACTCGAAGAAGCAGGTGACGCAGTAATCACCTATAGAAGTCAAAACTCTCGAAAGCTAAAGTACAATGTTTGCACTAGTGACTTTTCTACAGAATACATTCGTCAGAAAAGAAACAGAGCGAAAGAAGGTCAACACACAGTTTTATTATTTTGCTGGGATACTGATTCTTATAGAATCCTTGTTCCCGAAAATGTAACAAGTGTTGTACCTCTTAACCGAGTAATTAAGAATGATTGACTTAACTGCACCAGCAATATACGAAAAAGTTATCCAAGAAACTGAGCATGAACAAGTGCGTCTTGTAGTTTCTACCTTTAGGGATATCGAATACCTTTCATTAAGAAAATACTATTTAGATTTTGAGGAAGAATGGAAACCCTCAAATCAAGGGATAAGTATGCCTATTGATTTTGATAACAGTAGAAACCTGTTTCAAGGATTAGTAGAAATATTATCTTTAGCAGAAAGTAAAAATATATTAGAGGAAGAATTCAAAGACTTACTAGATCAAATATACCTACTATAAAATATTTCTTGACAAGTCCTTATATTTTTAGTATAATATACTTATGAAAAATTTAGAAACATTGTTAAATCAGGCACGCTTTTCTTACTATAATGGTAAATCCATTATGTCAGACGAGGCGTATGACAGATTAGAAGAACAATTAGGAGTAGCAAATAAAGTAGGACATGATCTTGACTCTAAAGATGTGAGATATCCTCATGCTTTTCCTATGTATTCTTTACAGAAAGCATATAGTACACTCGAACACCCAGATTATGGGAACGAGCCTGTAACAATTACCCCTAAATTAGATGGAGCAGCAGTAAGTCTCCAATACATCCGAGGCAGATTATCAGTTGCCTTAACAAGAGGAGATGGCAAGCAAGGTATTGACATCACCAACAACATGAGGTTCTTAATACCTCAGATTCTACTCCCTTGCATGGGAAAACCAATAGTACAAATCACTGGAGAAGTAGTAGCCCCTGCCACGATTAAGAATAGTCGTAACTATGCAGCGGGTGCGCTAAGTCTACATGACACAGAGGAATTTCAAAAAAGAGATCTAACTTTCATTGCGTATGGGATACAACCCTATCAAACTGAAGACTTTATCGAAGACATGAACTTTCTTGATTATTGTGGTTTTGAAACAATCATTGACAGTAGTTATCCTATGTTTCCCCAAGACGGAGAAGTATGGCGAGTAATTAATAATGATGCTTTCGAAAAATTAGGATATACTTCCCACCACCCAAGAGGAGCATTTGCAAAGAAAGTAAAACAAGCTGGAGTAGTAACAGAACTCATTGATGTAGTATGGCAAGTAGGTAAATCAGGGAATGTTTCCCCAGTAGCAATACTAGATCCTATAGACATTGATGGTGCGAGAGTAGCAAGAGCAACTTTACATAACATTGGAATAATTGAAGACCTCGGTCTTGAAATCGGATGTATGGTAGAAGTTGTAAGAGCAGGGGAGATTATTCCCCAAGTCGTAAGGAGAGTTGATTGAAGTACGAAGCCTTTACAAATGTATTTAGTTCTAAATTTGAAGCATTTGTAAGCAGAATGTGGCTCGATCATTGTGATGAGAATAGTTCTTTCTATTCTGTTGCAGATGACTACCCTACATATTTAATAAACAATTTCAAGTATCTAGTACGAAAATTCAATACAGAGAACGGAAACGAAGAATGGAATATAAAATGATAGAAATTTATGGTAAAGAACAATGTCCTTTTTGTGTAAAAGCAAAGAATCTTGCAGAAAGAATGGGACATGATTACACTTATCTTCAATTAGGAATAGACTTTGAATTCCCAGAGTTTGTAAAGAAATTTCCTATTGCAAGAACCTTTCCACAGATTATTGCTGATGGAAAAGAAATTGGTGGCTACACGGAGTACGAATTATTATGTACTTAGGTAGCTTAACTAAAGAAGAATATAGGGAATTAATGCATAAGATAGACTATTTAGAAAGTATTAAGTCTATTGAAGTGAGTTATGAAGTTGAAGTTATAGACGATAAATTTCATGTAAAACTTACAAGTAATCATACTCTAGCAGAACTAGACGCAATGGTGGATGAAGAAACTTCCAAAACTTAGAAGGCTAGAGCCAATTCCAAACCAACCATGTGGGGAGTGTAAATTCTATGACCCCGTTCATGATATAACATCTAAACTCAGCGAAGGCTGGTGTAGAGTAGGCAAGTACACAGCGTTTGTACTTTCAGAAGAAACTTGCAACAAATGGCAATCAAAATAATACAGTGGCTATTTCCACCTAAACAGAAAAAAGAGACAAAACCCTTGACTAAATCACAAAAAATGAACCAAGAATTACGACAAGCATTTTTGCGTAATCGTAAAGTAATGAAAAATTTACCTACTCATAGACAGTGGATGGCAAGACAAGGAAAAGCACAAACAGAATGAAAGAAGAAAAGTTATTACAAGTTGCAAATCTATCTCCTAGTGAAGATTGGATTGAAAAGATTGTAGACGTACACCCAATGAAACAAGTGGTTATAATGTCGCTAGTACAAGTAGGTGCACTCGCATTTATGTTCTTCAGTTTCTTTCTTATTGATATATTTGTAGGATAAAATGAGTAAAGGAAGTAAAAGACGACCAGAGAAAGGCAAAGAATATGCAGATGGCTGGGATCGCATTTGGGGAAAGAAATCAGTAGATGGGGCTGTAGCTCAGTTGGGAGAGCGCCTCCCTTGCACGGAGGAGGTCGCAGGTTCGACCCCTGTCAGCTCCACCAAAGTAGAAGAATACAAAGCTAAAATTACAAAACAGTTTGATGAACTCGAAGAAATGATGAACAAACAAATGCATCTTACTCACCCCGAAGAAGTAGAAGAAAAAATGTATTCAATAAATTATAAATGGCATTTTATATCTGAAGAAGATAGAGACTTTTATCAAGGATGTAGACACGCCATTGAACATGGACTAAAATGGGCATAGAAACATACTTAACTCCCATCATTGGTATGTGCTGTATAGCAGTAGTTATATTAGCATTACGCTGGTGGGTAGACTTATGAGTGGTGGAGTATATAATCAAACATACTTCGATAACAGACCTGAAGAAAAAGAAAGAGAAGGTGTGTTATATGGAGTTATTTTAGTAAACACAAAAACCTTTGAGCGTGAATGTATCAAAGTCGGCATCGCTAGTGGCAAAGACTGGCGGCATGTTGTCAAAAGAAGTCGTGGTTTTAAAGGATATGAGTTGCGTATTCAACGAACTTACCACGATACAATCTATAACTGTTGGAAATACGAACAACAGCTACACGAGAAGTTTAAACACGAAAGTTATAAACCCAAACAAAAGTTTGGTGGGCATACGGAGTGTTTCGAAATTTCTTCCCTTATTTTATCCCACTTTCCGAAAAAAAGTTCTTGACTTTTCCTCTCTCGTTTGATATAATAATATCATATTTAGGAGAAAGAGAAACTTTGAGACAGATAGTACCGCCAACAAATTGTCCAGCATGCAACAGCATATTGGAATTTGTAAACGACCAACTGTTTTGCTTGAACGACTCCTGCTCAGCTAAATCTGCAAAGCGTATCGAACACTTTGCAAAAACTTTAAAAATCAAAGGACTCGGTCCTGCTACTATAGCCAGACTTGATCTATTTGATTTACATGATATCTATTCGCTATCCCAAGAAGAAATATCATTAGGCTTGGATTCAGAGAAACTAGGTACGAAACTACACAATGAGATACAGAAATCAAAGAGTGTCGACCTTATAACTCTATTACCAGCTTTTTCGATACCGCTGATTGGCTCAAGTGCCACTAATAAATTAGCACAACACATCTCATCATTATATGAGATAACCCCAGAGATATGTATAGAGGCAGGTCTGGGTCCGAAAGCGGCGTCGAATCTTTATGACTGGTTAGTTGGTACTTTTATTGACCACGGCTATAATGAACTTCCCTTTTCTTTTACTTGCAAAAAGCAGGCAAGAGTCAGTCTTGACGACACTAAGGGAACAGTTTGCATCAGTGGTAAGTTGAAATCTTACCCTACTAAAGCAGCGGCTACTCAAGTATTAGAAAAGTATGGTTTCATTGTTAAAGATAATTTAACGAAAGATGTAACTATCTTACTCAATGAAAGTGGAATTGAAAGTGCAAAAACTAAAAAGGCAGAACAACTTGGGATAAAAATATTTAACAACCTAAAACAAATTATAGAGGAATAAAAAATGGCATTACCTAAATGGACAGATGAAAGAACTCAACAACTAACAGACTTTGTTGGTTCTGAAAGCCCTATATCTCAAGCGACAGTTGCTAATGCAGCTGACGAGTTAGAAACATCAACAAGATCAGTTTCTAGCAAATTGAGAAAAATGGGATTTGATGTTGAATTAGCTTCAGCATCTGCTTCTAAGTCTTTCTCAGACGAACAAGAAGCAACCTTATTAGCCTTTGTTACTGACAACAGTGGCTCTTACACATATGCAGAAATTGCATCACACTTCGAAGGCGGAAACTTCTCTGCTAAATCAATTCAAGGAAAAATCTTATCAATGGAATTAACTTCTCATGTTAAGCCTGCTCCTAAAGTTGAAACTGTTAGAACTTACACTCCTGAAGAAGAAGGCACATTTGTATCAATGGTTAACGATGGATCTTTCGTAGAAGAAATCGCTGACGCACTTGGCAAATCTGTAAACTCAATCAGAGGAAAAGCTCTCTCACTTTTAAGAAGTGGCGAAATTAACGCTATTCCAAAGCAAAGA